GGTCAAAGGATTTAATATCGATGGTCATTTAGTCTATCCTAAGAGTAGCCTGGTGGTGGTCAGACAGCCGATGGTAGCTAGTGAGGTGACTAGATTGGTGGTCAATCCATGATTGACGAGTATGAACTACCGCCCAAAGATGGCGGCATTGTACCAAGAGCAGATTATGGGCTAAAAGTACTATCACCTTATGACGATAACGTCGTCTATCTGAACAGTGCCTACAAGCTGATTGGGACGGATATATCACGTAAAACACCTCAGATTAGAACGTATAAGTTCACTGTACTAGGTGATGCCCCAGAACCACCAGTTACACCCAATCCATTTACTTGGGATAACGTCTTCAGGTCAGGTCAAGGTATGCACAAAAAGCATGTTCATACCATTAGGACTGGTATACCTAAAGGACAACTTAGAATAATCAATCTAGCTCATAGCGAGATTGGCAACGGTAACCTCAGGTCAACTATCCATGAGGCTTGGTGGCAGTATGATGGTGATGGCAACTTTGATGTCTATTTTCCAGCTAACAGCACCGACGCTATCTTTGCCTACTCTAACTTCAATATTACAGAAAACGTGACATCTGTCGGTGCGACTAACGAACTATTTGTCTGGGCATTTTCACCAAGTGGTAATTATCCGACTAGGGGTTATATCAACGGCTCACAGCCGACCATGTCGATGATGACTGACCCGAGTATCCATTGTGGTTTTTCTATCGAGCCAAGAGATAATGGCGATATCGATATCTACTCTACTGTGGCGTGGGCGTGGGGTAATAGGTCGGCTGGCGGTCAATGGTGGTTTACCTCACAATGGTGGAGCTGGTGGTGGCTAACTGGTATCACTTTTGATATCACGACGCTAATTACCCCTTACCATTTATAATAAGACTATGGATTGGCAAAGACGGCTACAAGAAGCTCAACAATATGTAGACCAGACTTACGGTGCATACGGTGCCGCACAAGAGCAGACCAAGCAGGCTAAGCAAGCTTATGATATTGCTTTCAATCAACGCCCCGATTACCAGACGATATATGACCAGTACAAGCGTCAATCAGAACAAGACTTAGACGTATCAGGCACTAAAACTACCCTAGATAAGTCTAAAGAGGCACTAGCGGTAGTTAAAGACCAGCTGGATAGGCTCAGTACTACTATTGTTCAACGTTTTGGCGGCAACCTAACCGAAGAGGAGCTAGAGAGGGTCAAAGAGCCTCAAGAAGAAGCCCTCACCAGCCGATTTAAGCAATACGAGGCTAGCTACCAGACCAAGTTTAACGATTACCACTCTAGGGTGGAGAAAGCTTTCAATCAGGCACTAGGGCTAACTAATAAGCAAAGTGACAGCTACTGGTCAGGTATCAAGAGGCGGGCTGATGACTGGAATACGGCAGTTAAGAACGAAGAGCAGTGGTCAGATATGGCTACCCAGGCTAGATACCAGCAACAATCGGTTCAGAGTGCTTATGACTGGTGGAATATTAAGCAACGCTGGATGCAGATGGAGCGAGAGATAGAGGCTAACAGAACTAAACGATACCAGAACGCTATCAACTCAGAGCTTAGCCGAGCCAAAGCTAGTTCAGAGCGTGAATACAATGCTATGTTAGCTACTGCCCGCAAGCGGTCAGATATTGCTAAGACCCAGTCAGGTGAGCTATCACTGGCTGAATACTTCAGAAGATACGAAGGCGGTGCTTATGCGGGGGCTTATTAGCGAGGCTACTGTGTTACGATAATCCTAAGAATAGGAGTTTAGATGGATTTTAGTGGACGTATTGCATCAGCTAACCGAAACGCAGACGCTAGTTATCAGAAATACAATGCCTACCAACAACAGGCAGATGAGGCGTATGGCAAGTATAACAACGCCTTTGATAAGCGTCAGAGCTTTGGTGACATATATAACGCAGCCAGAGACAGGTATCTCAACACCGATGAGATAAATAAGGCTAGGACTAGTTACCAGCAAGCCAGAGGCGCAGTAGACCAGCTCAACGATACTATCAACCGCATGCCCGATACTATCAGACAGCAGTACGGCGGCAATTTGACCCAGGCTCAGTTATCACGGATTACGCAGTCAAGGCAAGGTGATAACGCTAACACCATGAACATGCTCAGTCAGAACTACAACAACACTTTGCAGGATTACACTGATTTAGCTAATCGAGGTATGCAGGAGACGCAGTACGTGGCTGGCAATCAGATGAGCGACCAGGAGAAGACCTTGGATGCTTTGCGTAGCGTCTGGTCAACTTTACTTGGTCAGCGCAACTCTGCTTACCAGATGAACCAGCAAGATAGAGGCTTGCTGGCTAATGAGTATGGTGCACGAGATAAGTATCAGTTAGCACAAGACCAGATGGCGTTAGATAGGTGGAAAGCGCAACAGGAGAACTACCGCGCTAAGTTAGCCGCTGATGCCCGAGTAAAGGCGGCGAGCATAGGCAACTATCTGTCTCAGCGTCAGCCTAGTAGAAGCAATACCGATAAGCCCCCCAACAACAACACCTACACTCCGAGAAAGCGACAACAGCCGTTTTATGCCACCAAGGCTAACAACTTTGGTGACGCTATTAAAATGTATGGACCGTTAGCTTTGTTTGGCGGTGGTTCACTGTGGGCTAATAAAGGTATAGAAGACCGCTGGGGCGATCAACCTAGCGACAATGGCGGAGGGAGCTGGTAAATATGGATATTCTAGGTAATTTAGGCAAGCTACTGTTTGGCACAGGACGGCAATATGACCGTGATACGGTCAACAGCCAGATAGATAAAGCTAATCAGCTGAACCAACAGGCTAATGACTATTACGCCAAAAATATCGAGGGTGTCGATTGGGGTAGCCTTAACCCCGAGGAGCAGGCTAGACGTTCAGCAATCATGAACTCTTACAACAATGCCAGAGCTCAAGCTAAGAGCGGACTGGACACGCTGGGCAAAGCCTATGAACAGGAGGAGAAAGATTGGCGATATAAGCCTCTTGGTAACGGGATAATCGGCGGTATTGTCAACCCGATGTACCAAGCTGGAACAGCGGCGGTCGATTTGATGGGTAATACTTACAAGCAGAACAATCGTGACCCCGTCTCAGATATTGGAGCTGGTGTCGAGAGCCTTATGAACATCATCCCGGGAGCGTCAGGCGTCAAAGCCTTAACCTCAGCAGGCAAGATTGGCCGAGGTGCGCTGGTTAGGAACGCCCTAGCAGGTGCAGCGAGAGATGTGGCTAGTACCTATCGTGAAGGTGGTCAAAACACAAAGCTCAGTGATGCTTTGGGGCGCATACCTATGGGCGCAGCAATGGGCGCAGCTATGCCTATCGGGTTTGAAAAGTTTGGCAGCCTAAAGAATAAGCTGGCAGGCACTGATTGGCGTAAGTATCTGCCCAAGTCTACTATGGGCAAGGTAGCTTTAGGCGGCGGTGCTTTATATGGTGGCAGTAAACTATTACCGTTATTTGGCGGTGGACAGAACCAGTATCAAGACCAGTATCAAGATGATGAAGATGAATATGGAGGAGGCTACTACTAATGTTTAGTAACATTTTAAGCAAGCTATTTAGAAGCTCAGGCGATGATATTGCCCGAGGAGTTGCTAATAGTGCCTCCAGGGGGTTAGCAAGTAGCCTAGCTAGAAACTATGGCGACGATTTAGCTAATGTCGCAGTAGCCAGTGCCTCTAGAGGCTTAGGCAAGAGTGCCTTATCTAATCTAGGGCGTGAGATAGCTGATGATACTGCTCAGAGCGTGGTCAAAAAAGGTGGTTTTCTGAACTCAGTGGCTGATTTGCTGGAGAAGAGCGGCGAGACGGCAATGAACACGGGCAGAAGCGTCACCAGAGCCGGTATGGCTAAAGTTGCCCCGGACGCTAAGCACAACATTGCCGAAGTGTTCAGACGGACAGGTATCTCAGACCCAGGGGCTCAGGCAGAGCTGGGACGGACATTAACGGGCACTGAAGACGCCATTTTGGACAAAGCAATCAACAGCACCAGGTCGGCTACTGATGTACTGGATATGACTCATTTTGACTTACCTACCCGTGAATACGAGGCGGTATTGAACAGCTTTCCGTCTAATTTACGACCGCTAATCGACCACTACACGCCTACACAGATGGAGAAATTACTCAAGAGCGAGGGCAGTAGGCTGATGTATACAGCCAACAAAGCTGGTGATAAGACCTTGGGCGGATTGATGATGGATATGGGCGACAAGATTGCTACAGGTATCGATAACGCCGTAGAACAGGTTAGACCGGGTGCCACTCAAGAACTGTACGAGAACTCTATCAATGAGCTAAAAAGACTGGCAGGTGAGGCTAGGTTGCAGAACAATACACCTTTCATGAAAGCTTACGATAAGCTGGCTCAGGAACTGGAAGCCACCCCGGCGGCAGAGAGGACTATTGCTAACTTGCGCTCATTTAAGCGTGACTTTGTCAACGGTGAGAAGCTGGAGCGATTATCTGACCAGGCTCAGGGCGGTGGTGCTTTGCTGGGTAACTCAGGTGGTGGTCGTGGTATGGGCGGTATGCCTAAAGGGCTGACTAACTTACTGGATACCTTAGTCGGCACACCGGCTCAAGCGGCGACAGGCAAGCTTGGCTCAACCTTAGTAGGCGCTGCCGATAAGCTTAGAGACGAGGGCGTACAGAAGGCTATCAAGCGAGGCGCAGTCGCAGTAGGCGGTATTGGAGCACTATCCATACTGGGTGACCAGCTGGGCGGTAGACGGGCTAGAGGTGCTAGTATGCCCGGTGCCGGCTCAGAGGATGACGGAATGGGCTCAGCTATGGGCGGCGTTACCGGTAACTCAAGAGATGTATCTAACGGGCTAGCTGCTGCTAATTCAGTGAATAATGACACTATTGCGGGCTACACCAGAGAAGATTTAGAGAATGCTTACGTCAAGGCACTAACTGACGGCAATACTAACGCAGCCAAGTCTATCGGCGGTATTATCGACCTGTTAGATAGCAGAACTAAAGCCGCCGCTAAAGCCTCAACCGCTAAAAGCAGTGCCGCTGATGCTAAAACGGCAGCTAAACAGAACTCTGCCCGCACTCAGATGAGCAACTTGATGAAACTGTACCGACAAGCCGGTGGCGGGCATGGTGTAGGTGGGCACTTAACTAATGCCCTCAATGCCATTACCGCTGACAGCGTCAACCCGGCGGCAGGAGCATACAACACTCAGCGTCAAGCTTTAGCCGTAGCTTTAGCTAGAGCCAGTGGTGATAGCGGCACATTATCTGATATGGATATCAAGTCATACATGTCAATGGTGCCTGATATCGCCGACAATCCGGTGAAAGCTAGACTTAAGATACAGTCAATCTATAACATGCTGGGGCAATAACTAAAACGGTCACAGTTTAGGTGAATATCTGTGGTATATTCACCCTATAAGATAAGTAAGGAGAAGAAATGGTATTTTCTGAACGAATTAAGTCAATTACCTACAACGAGATATTGCCGTCGATTGTGGATACAGTCAATCAGAGCAACATCTTTACCGCCAGGGCGTTATCTAACCCTAAGCCATGGCGAGGTACTACTGTCAATCAGCCTATCCAGATTGCTAACTCAACAACTGGTGGCTCATTTGATGGTATGGATGAGTTTGACACCTCAGCCACTAACAACGTGCGCAGCATGACTTGGTATGTCAAGGGTTATGAGCAGAGCATCGTTATCCCTGGTATCGAGCAGTCTGTCAACGAGACCGCCAATAAGGGGGCTGTACGCTTGCTTGGTGCAAAGATGGATGAGGCGGCGAACTCTCTAGCTGATGGTGTCGGCAATCTGTTGTATGGCTATGGTAACGGCAAAGACTTTGATGGATTGGGGCTTATCGTCGACGACGGTACTGCCACCTCTTCTTATGCAGGTTTAAGCCGTGCTGAACTGCCGAACATTAACGGTCACGTCACCGCAGCGGCTGCCGGCAAGATGACTCTTGACCTTGTCTCTAAGGCGTTTGACGATGCTTCAGCGGCGGGCTCATCGCAAGAGTCACCTGACATTGCCTTCACCACCTCTCAGATTTGGAGTCTGTTTGAAAGCTTGTTGCACAAAAACAACAGCTTGCAGGCGCACTATGACGCTACAGCCATTACGGGTTACAACCGTGTGAATGGCAAGACCCCACGTGGCACTAGCGTACCAGCTCAGTCTCTGAAAGGTGCTTGGGGTGTCGATGCTATCAGCTACCGTGGCAAGCCTGTAGTGGCTGATGACAAGTGCCCGAACGGTCGGTTCTACTGGATTAACGAGCACTACTTGGAGTACCGCAATCTAAAGGGTCAAGACCTGAACAACTACAACAACAAGAACAACATAACTGAGGGTACATATTCAGACATCAAAGACCAAGTACCGTCGTTCTTGCAGATGCGTGACTTCATGCAGCCTATCAACCAGTACGGTAAGATTGGTTGGTTAGTAATGCTTGGTAACCTAATCCACCGACAGCCACGACGCAACAGTGTGATTACTGGCATCAAGTCGATAGCCTAGTACGCCCAGCCGCAACTAAAAAGCCACCTCTTACGGGGTGGCTTTTTATTGTTCTTGCCACTTGGTCGGTGAGTGCGTATCAGCGTTGCGCCAGTGCTGTGGTTTGGTGGTTACACCTTGCCATTTGGTAGGTGAGTGCGTATCAGCGTTGCGCCAGTGCTGTGGTGTCATTGGTCGTGGTGGTCGTCTTAAAACAGACTTGCCCTTTAGAGACGCTGTGAATACGCCATATATCCGAGATGCACCCTTTATCGTAGTAGTCGCTTCATTAGCAACGACGGCACTTCCAAGCAGTATGAGAGACGGTTGGATATGTATCCTAGTCCTGCCCTTGATAAACGCCTGCTTAATAAAGACGCTGACAACCGACTTACCGCTAATCTGCTTAGTCTGATACTTATTCAGTCTAGCCTTGCCTCTAAGTTGAATATCTTTGTTTACGCCCGTGACGACCTTAGACTTGCCGACAATCGATGCGGCGACCGACTTAAGAATATCTGCCCTACCAGATAGCTGGGTAGACATGTTCTTATTTATGACCGCCCTACCCCTAATTACATCAATATTAGCCCGTTCTATCCTAGCTGAGCCCTGGATGGCAATGGCGTTTTGTGACCTAGGTGCACTAGCACCGCCTGTAGCGAACGAGTACTGGGTATAGGCCACACTTACTTCACCCGGTCTACCTGTGTAATTGACTAAGCCTATCTCACCACTATTATCACCGAACCTACGTACAGCATCTATCTGCCAGTTGGCCGGTTCAGCCTCGCCGTCACGCCATATCTTAGCGTACTGGCGATTATTATCTGACCTAAACCTCACCCAATAAGGTGTGTTTAGTAACCAGTCATACCAGTGATAAGCTATCCCCTCATTCCGGGTGTCGTCATATAGAAACAGCGACAATCGTCCATAGCTGGGAATATAGCCTAGCGTCAAACCTTGTGGGGCTGACCTATTATAGCGGTGTCCTAAAATACCATAACTACCTATATTTTGATTGCTAGTCCAGACGATAACCCTGGTAAGTGACTCAACAACTGATGCGCCAGGCTCATATTGCCGACAACGGATAAAGACTTGCCCCTTATTGTCTGCCTTAATCCAGATACAGCCATGCTGGTCAGGTGTAAAAGCGATGTAGTTACCTGGGTTCTGGTCAACTATCCAGTTAGGGTTATCCCTGGGGATATTGCCCGGTGGCTCATTAGAAAAATCAGTAAAATATTCATTCATCTTGTTACTATCTTACCAGTAAACAAAAAAGACGCCCCGGGTGAGGTGGAGCGTCTTCACAATATGCATCGTAAGAGTGGGATAAACTAGCCAAAAAACCACTCTCACGACAGGTAATGACCCGCAAACAGGAAAAGATTAAGAGAAAACCTGTTTACGAGAAAAGATTGTGTGTGGTGAAAGTACAAAGCATACTAGTAAAATCAACCAAAAACCCAATATGCTACACCGATATAGTACCAAGCTAGGTAGCTAACTACAAGCTATTTTGTAATTATTACACCATCCAGATAGCCAGCCTGTCGATATTCACTCATTCTTCTGCTCTCCCTCTATAACTTCTAAATATGGCGCATCAGGTATGACAATCACGTATGACACGTTGTTGTATCTGTAGCCGATAGTGTGGCTCTTGACTATCGGTCTTGAGCCGTCTTCCATCTTCTGCTCCATGGTGCGGTAGTAGATGAGGTCGGCAGGCTTACAGTTAATGTCATAAATAAATTGTTCATCACCTGCTAACTTAAGTGGCATGTTGTTGACATAAAAGATACGGGCTTCCAGGTCTAACAAAACGGCTTGGCTATCATCGGCAATATCTCTTAAAACAAAAGCTACTAGAGGTGTACTCTCACGCTTATCCTCCACGTCCCTAAAGGCAGACGGATTATGCTCTTTGGTCGGGTCATGCTTAGAATAATGGTCGTCGTCCGGCTGAGTTATCCGTGTACCGTCACTAAAGATAGCTTGCCACCTGTATCGTTGTCCGTCTGTCATCACTAATTCTCATTCCACCTAAAAGCTAACGTTAGTTCAGGTGTATCGCCCGGCTGAGCACTCCCTGTGGTCTGCAACTGAGTAACCATGTACTGGGTGTAGCCAGCCATCGTTAGTCTGTCTCCTACAGCCGTACCCTCCGGTCCTGCTGGTGCAAACTTGACCGGTTCACCGTTGTCCAGAGATACGGGATTGCTTAGGTCTTTAGCCCCCGCCAAAGCCCCTCTGGTCGGTGTAGTGTAGGTGCTGGTGACTAGTCCAACTAGCTTAGTGTTAGGGCTAACTGAGCCACCAGTGTGAGCAAATCTGCCCATGGATAGCTGATTGAACGTACCTGTAAACTTAACAAAGGTATACTTAGGGTAACTATTAGTGCCAGCTAAGATAGTAGCGTTAGCGGGTGACGTTGTAGTATCGTCTACTGACTTCCAGTTGACGTTATTAGTGTTATTGCGGGTAGCACCTTTAGCCGGGCTTCCCGTGGCAGTTCCGTTGTCTTCTTGCCATTGTGCGATTGCTGTCATACCTTAAGCTTATCATATAATAGCGTCGCCGTGCGTGCCTGCTTAATAGAGGTGTTAGGATTGACTACCACCACCTTAGCGTCCAGCTTGCCTAGACTATTTAGTCCGCCAAAGCCGATGAATAGCTTGTCGTACATAATTCGATAGAGTAACTCGGCTGACCGCATCTTGTGTTCAGTCATAATAAAATGACCACCGATAAGAGATATATAAGCATCCCCATCGGGGTCAAAGTTGACGGTGAGCATATCGGTGTTGTCTTTGTCGTACAGCTTGAACCAGATAAGATAATGTGAACGTCTGGTGAACTCGTGAGGGTCACCGTGCAGATACCAGGCTAATCGGTTTAGTGCCTCCTCATGGTTACCGCCCTGCTCAATAGCATGACCGTCTCTGAACAGGGCAGTCCAAACAAAAGGGGCTTTAGGCGTTATTGTCCATCTTGTTCTTTTCATAGTTCTTTGAGCTGATACCCAAGATAGTACCCAGGCAGGTGATGACCGCCCCTGCGATGATAGTGACTACTTCAGTGGCGGGTAGCCCTAACGCTACAGCGATAGTAGTGTAGCAGGTCAGTAAGGCAGGTAATATTACCTGTACCGCTAACTTTAATCGGTCATAAGTCTTGTTATTTAATTCTAAGTTATTCATAGTTCCTCCTTTAATAACATTCTCCATAAATCTCGCCAGTCGATAGATTACGTCTAGCGATATAGCACCTCATGCCTGAGTTACCCATGTAACTAATCCAGCGATAACCGTTGATATCGATATAGCCTTCATAGTTGACCGTCTCACCGGGTGCTAATGTGCCCACGACAGCACCAGCCCCAACAGACGGCTCTCGGCGGATATTCATCGTATCGGTAGCCTTATAGGTGGCGTGCTGTTCAACCAATGTATGAGCTCCTGACGGTTTTGCCTCATCAGGGTTGACCTTGCCTAAATCAGGCAGTAGATAAACCCCGCCAAAGATAGAGACATGAGCAAACCAGCCATGAACGTCAGATACCAGCCATCTATCGTCACCATCGACCGTCTCGCCATGCACATAGCCCTTCATCTTGACCCAGGTGTTAGCAGGGTAAGTAGCCATTATCTCACCCGTTAGTGACGGCTTATTGCGCCAATTACCATTATAGTCATGATATAGCCACATACCCGGGTTGAGAGATTGACTAGCCAATCTCGGTACAGGTACTTTCGACTGTGACGGTACGGTAAAGTCACCACCGCCAATAATGGCGTTAGCTCTATCTACTACATACTGTCCCCTCGGTGTGTTCTTAAGCACGCCAGGGCAAGCGGTCGGGAAAAAGTCACTGTGATAGAAGACATTCTCACCTATCTTCAGCCCGCCCCAACCTAGGTACTTAGCGATATTAGCCACCAGCTCTGCGCCGGTGTCTAAGGTCTCTCGGGCAATATCCCAACCTGGTGCGCCAGTAGAGTTGACAAACTCGATGCTAATTGAACGCTTGTTCTGCTCCCAGTTACCTACCGCCCAAGCCGTGTTCTGAGGTTCGACGTATTGACAGACTTGCCCTGGTGATACGCCATAGTGAGCACTGGTGGCAATGTTCCTATTCTGAAAAGTCGCTCCAATACCCGCAAAACTGGTTGTAGCGGCGTGATGCAAGACAATTTTATCTATGGTAGCTCCATCCCTGCCAATGGTGTGGTTAGGCGATAGCCACTTCTGTTCAAAATATGCCATCTACTCCCCCTTACCCATAGCTTCCAGCTCTTCGGGGTCTACGGGGATAGCCACCTCTAATTCTCCAGGTCTAATGTCCACTATTTTATCTCCCTTTCCTTGACCACTGTCATGGTCTTAGTTACTTGCGCCTTAAGCTCATCTAGCTGGCTCTGATAGTGATTAGTGATAGATATCATTATCACTGTTACAAAGCCTGCTCCGACAATCTTAATTAGTGAGTTCTCCAGTACTTGCGATAGTTTACCGATTAGTGAGTTATCTTTAACGGCTAATCTGGTCTCTATCTGAGTGACTGAGGCTTGTATATGGTCTAGGCTCTGAGCGTGCTCCCCAAGCTCCTTAGACAGGTCACGCTCAAAGGTGTCTAGACGTCCTCTAAGTTCTCCAATCTGCCGACTAACTTCATCCATACCCTCATTTTAGCAACTACTTACTATTTTTGGGCGGTCTACCGACAGGCTTCTTGAACTTTATCTCTTTAGGTGCTTCGGGCTCGTCCTCGTCAGCAAAACCCAGAGTGTCGATATCGTCAGCGATGTTCTCACGCATCTGCGCTAAGTCTTCGGTTTTAACCTCGACGGGGGCTGGTTGGTGCTTGTTGTCTATCATGTCGATTAGCTCTGCCACATCGACCTTGCCTTTGTAGACACGTGGGATAAACTCACGCATAAACTCGGGGTTATTGAACATGATAATCACGTCGCCCTCTATCTGTACGTAACGCTTGTACATTCGCTCGATAGCCACATAAGCCTCTCCGCCTGTTACTGCGGTACTCTCGCCAGGCTCGAGTATCTTCTTATCCTGCACGCCGTGATAAACACGCTTGCCTGCACCTGATGTCTGCTCCGACTTAGGTTGCTTGGCAGGATTAGCGTATACCCACCCCATAGAATACTTGAACGGGTTAGTTAGCTTAACGTAATCGCTCGGTTCAAACATACCTCGCAAAATCTCACGCATTGATTGAGATGAAGCTACTTCAGTCCCCCTAGTGCTTGAGTCAAGGTCTTGAGTCAGCGTATCTTCTAAATTGTCGCTCTGGTCTGCATTACTAGTGTTTTCTGCCATATCCCTCCTTTATTCAAAATCATCCAGATAATAATCTATTATGTCGCTCGGCATTGTCCCTGGCGGGAAAGTGTGCCTCTGTTCAGGCATAGCTTTACCCTTTGCTCCGCCGTTGATATTAGTTGACTTAGCCTTGCGCATCTTGTCCGTAGGGGTGGTAGTCGGCTTAGGCTTCAATGCATCGGGGTGTTGAGCCTTATATAGATAGGCTGCGGTCTCGATAGAGATGTTCTCACCTTGACGATGATGCTGTTCCCATAAGCCAAGTACGTTGTTTACATAAGCCAGCTCTGCCGATCCCTCGTACTCTTTACTGCCACGCTCGCCAGGTATTTTAGGCAAAATACCACTAGCCTGTAGCTTCTCGACGCCCTGTACTATCGTCTGAGCCTCACGTTGCCGTTCCAGCTCTCGATTGTAGTCCTCGACAGCTTTAGTCACCTGAGCGTTGAGTTGTTCTGCCCTATAAACCTGAGCGGGTAGCTCCTTAGAGTAGAATTGTGTCTTTTCCGCCTCATCAGCCCACTCAAAATCTGGCGGTATCTGTTCATCAGACTTAACCCTAAGAATACCGTCCTTACCTCTAATGGTCAGATAGGGCAACTGGTTGTAGATATACTTGCCCTCTTCGGTCATCCTTGACCACACGGCGTCAGGTAGCTCTCTTGGCTGGCTAAAACGGGGGTCTTCGGGCTGAGGCTGGTCTTGCTTTTTGGTGGCTACCATACCCCGTCGTTCAAGTTCAGCTCGCAACATCTCGTCACTGACTGACTGAGGCTGTTCCTGCTTTTTCTGAACTTCTGGTTCTTGTTTTTCCTGAGGCTGTTCAGGCTCGGATTGCTCGTCTTTTTGTTCGCCTTCGCCCTCTTGCTTATCCTCTTGCTCTTGGTCGGATTGCTCTTGGTCAGCCTCATCATTCTGAGACTCTTCCTGGTTAGCTTCAAACTGAGCTTCGTCTTGGTTGGTGTCTGATTGCCCCTCGTCCTGAGTCTCTTGCTCTGGCTGTTCTGGCTGATTATCCTGCCCAGTATCTGGCTGCTCGGGTTGCTCTTCATTAGCCAAAGCGTTCTCTAAGATATCGGCGATATCGCTCATCTATCTCCTTTCTTATTACAATTTTAGTCTATCTTAAAATGTTGTTTATGTCACTATACGTTATCTGAGCCGTTTTGACCACTGAACAAACTGGATAAGACGCCTGCTCCGCCTAGTCCAAGTACGTATGGATTGACAAGCCGTCGCCCTCTTTTAGCCATGTTGCCAAGGTAAGATTGAATACCTTCATCAACGTTGTATGGCTGGATATTATTGACGCCTAGTTTAGCCAGATTGTCCATCACCTCACCAGAGACATCATCAGGCACTAAAGCTCCATAGAAGTTACTACCTGGCTCGATACGTCTGAGTTTAGCCTCAAAATACGGCACAGGGATATTCTTCAGGGCGGTACGGAACTCATCTACTTGCGGTCTTATACTTTTAGTAACGGGTAGATTGCCTGCCAGCATTTCAGACAAAGCATAGCTTGGGGCATAATCGCTAGGTATATCCTTACTGCCAAGCAGGTCTTTTATGCGCTCAAATTCGTCAATCATAGCATTGTAAGAGGGTTCGGATAGTTCTTTGCTCATCAGCCGATTAGCTTGTTTATAAAGCGGGGTGGTTGACTTGAACTGTTGGTTGTGATTGATAATCATATCGTTGTATGGGTTATCGTACCCCACACGATTGATAGCTGAGCCTTGGCTCATATATTTATCGACATTTTCGGGCGTGTACGGCTTAGTTACCCAGTTGCCTTTACCGTCTTGTACGTCAAAGACGCGCCTTTTAGTAATTTTATCGGCAATGTCTTTAGCAAAAGCTTTGTAGTCGTCAGCCCTAATAACATCAGGCAACCAAGCATCTGATTCGCCCATAATAATACGATATAAATTAGCTAGCCCACTCTCTGGATTATTTAGGTCAAGCCCGCCAGACCTCATTAGGTCAGAGGCAGACTCCTTTGCTCCGTTCGCCTTAAGTATTCTATCTAGCGCCTTCTTGTCAACCTCGGCAATACTCTCCGGTACGGTCGGCGACCAAATGTCTCGGTCGGCAATAACAGACTTGCCTGCGGTCGGTGAGAATTGGTTGCGGTTGGCCACCATAACAATATCGCCATAACTGGGGTTTAATGTGCCACCACCTCGTCCTGGGGCAGTGACAGCTAAAGACGGGTGCATAAAACCACCCATCTCGGTTGCCTGAGCTAACTTTTCGGGCGATATCTGGTGGGTAGCTATCAGGTTACTGGCAGAGTCAAGCCCCTCATCCAAATGGTTCTTAATGCCGTTAGTAGCAATCCTAATAGCATCATCACCATAATTCTGAGCTACCTTTTCAGCGATATCATCGCCTCTACCCTTGAGCAATCTCTTAAATAAACTGCTTAAAACGCTCATTCTAGCCTCCTAGCAATCCACCTAGTGTACTAATGGCGTCTTGAGGTATACCTGCGTCCTGGATAGAGACAGGGGCTTCCTGGTTAGGTACATTGGGCATATTCTGAACAGGTGGTTGTTCGGGCTGGGCTTGGTCAGGTGGCATCGGTGGCTGGGGTTGCTGTTGCTGAGCCATCATCTCGGGTGGCACTTCGGGTGGCTCTGGGGTAATCGGTATGCTCGGGTCTACCAGTAATCCAGCTTGGTCAGCCTGCTCCAGTCTCACTCGGTTACCTAAATCAATCACGCAACCTTGGATGTAGTCCAGCAACTTTTTCTGTCGGTCAGGCTTAGCATACAAGAATTGGTCAGTCATCAGCAATTTACGCATAGCTAAGATATAGCCAGGCTCGATATCTTGACGTGGCTCGGCATTATTACCGCCCATGATAGTGGCAAAGTCGATATAAGCTTCACGGTTGTCCACCTCAGTCTTAACGTCGCTAACCAGACTGGTCGGGTCTACTTTAAACTTAACTAAAGCTTCATAACGTTTATCGGCATCATGTAGTGATAGGTCTTTGAATAAGTTGTACGGGTCAATCAGCCCCATCTTAGCCATCGCCATAGCTACATTCTCTCGTCTCTCACGGTCTACCTTAAGTAATGAGCCATGAGAGATAGAGATAGAGGCAATATCGGGCATAGTAGCCCTGGATAGTTCAGTGTAGACAAACTTACCGTCAGTATCTCTGGTGGCAAACGGATGTTTTTCGTCATAGTAAACTTTCATCATCTGAACCAGCAACTTAAAGTAGCTGTCCAAACTCATCTCGATAGCACGTACAATCTCGTCCTGCCTACCGCTAGCTTGAGACTTAATCATCTGAGCCTCACCTAAAGTATTGACGTTGTCGTTGTCGTTACTGCCTCTGAACTGGCTTGGTGCACCTAAAATATCATGGATAGCATTCTTAATATCCTGTTTATCGTTTATAACGTAGTTAGGCAACAGGTGCGGTTCTATCTCACCATAGGCACTGCTGACAGGCTGTTCTGGCGGTGTCTCTAGCAATATCTTCTGGTTAGGGTCACGGGTGATATTCTCTGCCGTCTCTTGCTTGATTGCCCCAGCCTTAAACACCAGGATAGAGTTAGCCGTGTCGGCATTTTCAACAATCTGTCGCCCTCGCTTATTCAAGACGTCTTGTAACGGTATAACCTGCTCCAGCGGGGTGGTCTGGTCAATCAGTGATGAGCCGTCATTGATATAGTTAAAGAAGACATACGGTTTTGTCGGTCTATCTAAGAAGTTATTGACAGCCACGCCCTCACCGTCATAGAGATAATTCGGGTTTTTCATTTTATCAAAGACGACGTCCTTGTAATACCAGGCTACACACTCCTGCTCGCCATAGTCGGCCGTGTCGTCAGTAAACCATATCTCGTTATAGGCTATCATCTCGTTAAGTAGCTTTTGACTCCATCGCTCTCTACCTAAGGCTTTGAGCAGTGCATCTTTCTTGTCAGGGAATTGTTTCACCAGTTCACCCACGCTCTTCAGACACACCTCACATATAAACCGTGGCTCTTCACCTAAGAGACAGTTCTTATCTAAAATCACTCGGGCAGGGTCAACGGCGACAGGCTTGATATCATTCGACTTTTCATCCCACATCAGCTTAATAATGCCGACTCGCTTGAGATACATGTTCTTGACGGCAGACTTTATCTTTTCAGCTAGCTTGTGACGTTCGGTGTGAATATTGATAGCCCGCTCCAAATCTTCAGCCATGACCATTGACTGAGTTTTGTCATTATCTGGTACTACCTCACATGACGGCTCTGAGGCAGTAACGTAAGCCATGATGGCTTGCACATCGGTAAAGATAACGTTCTCTTGATACGGCACTTGATGAGGATAAAGCAACGTCTTGTCTATCTGCTTGCCCAAGTAATATCGCTCATTCTGATTGCGTACGTTCTCCAGATTGTAACCGTCCGTATCATTCCAATAATCCTTGCTGTCATCAATCCAGCGTCTAAAGTTAGAGATGAGCTGTCTATCGTCAATATCCAGCTTTAAGACAGCTTGTTCATCTACGACGTCTGTCTGGTCAGTGATAACGTCTACTGAGGGGTCATGAAAAAGTGGTTGCTGATTGTCGTTCATATTATGGCTATCATAGCACGCTATAGCCATTCCACCACTGTCTAAATAGTGCGCCAATCACGTTTTGGCTGATTAGCCTCTTTGACAAGGCGTTCAATATCCAACCCAACATCTTTGTATACGTTGTGTAGCCCGGTGACAAACGACGGCGTCACCTTCTTGATTATCTGGCTACGATTGACTAACGAGCCTCTCACTCGGTCAGCCGTCAGTAGTGTGTAGAATAGGGCGTCAAGGGCATGGTCAACGTTATCTTTATCCAGCTCCTCACCGCCTGTCTCTTTAGCGTAAACGATGGTCGGTAGCGTTTTTATCAGATAGTTGCAGGTGCGGTGAAAAAGTAATGACGGCTCGTTATCTAAAGCGTTAGCAAACATGTTGTGTAATGTATCAATAGCGCTAATCTTCTTATCTCTCATCATCTTGTCGGCTCGCACATAGATAGGTCTTATGTCGGGCGGTAACAAATCGGTCTGCTCTTTGAACGCTTCAGCAATAGTCTTATCAGCCCCGCCCGAGTGAGCATAAGCGTCATGTGGCACGGCAAAGACATCGACCGGGTCTTTCTCTTGGATGCGGGCAAACTCCTTAGCCCACCACTCTGAGCCATGATGATTGCCGTGCTTTTCCCGAAAGATGAACGCTCGTTCTTTACCGTCGCCTATTTTGTCAAACATCGCCCACAGTAGCACACATTCATCGTTGTAGCCCCAGTCCATACCGCATATCTTCCATGACGACTTGTATTGTTTTTGAGTTATGCCGAACTCAGCAAACTTATCAAATACGTGCCTTTCGGTGCTAAAGTCGTCGAAAACTGCACCGAACTGGACGTCCCATGAGCCATTACGCCAAGCCTCGTATAGCTCAGGGTTAGTCTGTTTCAGTCCCTCCAACTGCCTAACGTATTCAGGGTCAGCTTTCATCAAGATAGGATTGCTGTCGATAGTAGCTGGTATGTATGCTCGCCATAATCCCGTCTGCTTGTCAATAACCACCTGCCAGTGAGTTTTATGCTCTTTGCCATCGTAGTCATACCATTTATAGGTGTTATGAACCACATCGCACAGGTCAGTATCGGGCGTGACAAAACGTTCTTTGACCCACGCCATACCCACGCCACCTGGATTAGTAGTGCTGAATACCTGAGGATACAAATCATGATATTTGCTTCTTGCTGAGCTGATAAGCCTGAGATACATGTCCTCGTAAGGTATCTGGGTCAACTCTTCGATATTGATACGGCAATATTCGTGCCCCTGATACTTCGTATAGCTATCCTCGTCGTTCAGATGACCGCCGAGCAATCTGCCTCTACCGTTACCCGTGAATAATAGAGGTTTATGCGTTGTTTTAATCCCCAAGAATTGATACGCCTCTTTAGCTCGCCACTCAAAATCAGTTAAATCATCAGCGTTACGTCTAATAACTAATTGTTTAGCTCTCTTATTAGCCAACCTAACGCCAAGCAGGGCTATCGACAGATCCGTTTTACCACCGCCTCTTGCCCCGCCGTATAAAATCTCACGAAAACGCCTATCACTAGCTACGGCTGAGGCTAGCGTCTGAGGCCCCGGCATCGGCACCCAGTAGCCTGATGAACGTAACTTATTAGCTTTGTCGTTTCCCAGCGTCTTCAGACGGCTTGACGTCACCTTGCTCAATCTGTCGCCCTTTTTCATCGATAAAGTCTTGACCTGATACTGGCAATATAAAGCCTCTGACGCTAGTCATTTTGGCGTCAATATCGACGTCAATTTTGCCGTTTAGACTGTTTTCAGACTTCTTGCCATAAATAAAATCGTAAAGTTTTAACAATTTGTCGCTAGAGACTTTTATCTTTTCGCCAGGCGCATTTCTGACGAAAATCTCTTTCAAAACGGCAATATCTAAAACGTCACCAACTCTAGCTGTGCCGTCAAACTCGTCATTGTCTAATCGTCTGAACAAGTCTTTCAACTGCTCATAGCTAACGTCATTTAATAATATCTCTAATCGTCCACGTGGCGTTCGCTCTTTCTTCCAAGTGCCATTCATGCGTTTTCCGACGCCGATTGCAAAACCACTCTTGCCGTCTGTCCTTTTGCTCATAGACTAATTATACCTCATGACGTCAACCTGATGATGTTATTACAATGATGGGTGGTAAAACAAAAAACCCACACCTCAGGCACAAGACCTTTTGATGTGGGCTTCCAACCGTGACTACTGCCGGCTGATGCATTCACGATTGTATGTAGCTAGTCTACCATACTTACATATCACGTCAACGGGTGACAATCATCAATATCGTTATTATCACCCAACCGACAATCAATATAACGTTAGCTATGCTGTCCCATAAATCTTTCTTCATGACCTTAACCCCAATAAATCAGCCAAATCATATTTCCAGCCCTTTATGCGCCCTAGTCGTCGACGTTGTCTAGCCAATCTGGCTCGTCTGGCACTTCCAGGCACATCTCTAAACCAGCGCATAGTACTGTTTTTACCGCCTTTTGAACCAATCCTCTTGTAGTAGTCTGCGCCATACTTGGCTATATTCTTATCTCTAGTCTTATACCCTCCTTCAATTTTAGATAACTTACTTTTATGTGTGGTGTATTTTCTGCTCACATCAAAAGCCCTCCTTATCTACCCGCTCCTTGTTAGTCATTCTCTTACCTAGATAATTATCGATTATCTCTTTAGCCTCGTCAAAGCCTACAGCAAAAGTGGCTTCATAACCCTCGCTCCTTAGCTTCTCCAGCATCTCCGCTTGTTCAGCTAGATGAGAGGTAAGCCAAGTGCCATCTTTCTTCTTTAATTTAGTACCCTCCTTTTTCAGTTCAATGAATAGCCCACCCTTACCGTTCATCATTTTGGCGATGAACATATCTGGGTAGGCTCGACGTCCACCGTTCTGTTTACGTTGCACATTAGCCTGATATCTGGTTAGCCTAACCCCTGAGCCATAATCAGAGTGAAAAATGACGTCGGGGTATTGCAACCTGAGGTAATAAGCTACTTGCACTTGTAAATCAGCTTCGGTCATCACGTAAAGTTATCCGTTATTTATCCGTCTCATCTTGACTACGGCGGTGTTTAGCCAGATAGTTTTTGTAGCACTCTCTATTACAAAACGTCTTACCGTTCGAGAATATAACGCTACCACTGACGAATTCACGCTCAGCAGCTAATGCTTCTTTTACTGATGAACGCTCCCAGTAGTTCATCACATCGCCACAGTGGTCACATACTAAGCAGTACCATTTCTGTATCATCGGTAAATCCTTTGCCCCCTCTGCGACGACTCCAACTCGTCGAGTAGCTCACGCTCTTCACGTTTTCTGTCATCGATATATTGTTTTACGTGGCTATCGGATAACTCCATCACTCCTAAAATCCCATTGCTAGGAACAATGACGCATGGATTGTTTCTATACCAAATATTGTTACTACTGCTATACTGAGTAAAGAAAACTACGATACTAATTTCTTTCTTAGGGGATGTAGCCTTGCGCAACAGCTTGTTTATTCTTCTATTGTTTGACTTGACAACGATACCATAGCCTCTACTGAGTGTATCGGGCATGGGTGTTACGGTGCTAAACAATTTATCGGCCTGACTTAGTAGTACACACCCTTTACTAAGTGTTATGTCTGGATAGACATTGTTCATTTCTTCCTCTCCTCATTTATCTTGACACATTTACTCATTACTTCTAAATACTCGCTTGGCTTATCCATAATCCTGCCGTACACGCCAGTCCTCAGCATTATCCTAACGAGTACGTCGCCTAGCTTATTTATCGTCTTGGTGTGACCGACGGCAAATGACTTATATACCTCATCGGATATGTCTAAATATGCTCCACCAGCATTGTCTAAATCTATAGGGTCTAATTCCGCATCAATGATAACGTGAGCCATTCTAGCGTATATCTTGAGCATCCTGGCGTTATCTAGCCAAATGAGCACCTCACCCATTAGGTTCTTAGCTTGTTCGTTTAGGTTCGGCATTCTTCTCTAACTCCTTGTGATATCGGTTTAGGTCATCAACGTCATGGCGCACTCTGTCGATTGACTGTTTCAATATGTCGATAGTTCGATATAGCCTTGCCACATCGATACAATCTCCTGACTCTTTGACTATATCTTCTATGGTGTCTGCGCATGTATGTAGAAAGTCCACCTCCTCGTTTAGGCTGAGACGTATTTTGTGCGCAAGCTCGTCACACATCTTAAAAATCTCCTTCCGCTACTTGTAAGCATTTTAATCCTAATTGACGCCACATGTCGACCACCTTATTTCGGTCATCCAAGACAAATCTGACGTTATAGCTTCCTCTGATATTCTCGTTAAATATCTCCTCTTTGACTACCTCATCTGGTCGATTATCTCCCTCCTTTCGCATAATCAACTTGGTGTAACAGATACCGTTCTTGGCTAGCCAATCTTGAGTTTCCTTGTGACAGCTCTCATCTCTGCCTGATACCAGAATTACGCTGACGCTTCTAAACAAGATGCTGGTGAGCCAAGCAATGGGTATATCTACCATGTCATTGCCTACCTTACTCCAGTCGTACGGCGACCTGTCGTGCATGTGCGCCAGTGTGCCATCGATATCGCAAACGATAGCGGGCTGCAACATGGGGTCTGGCGTATATTTAGCAGGTGCGGGCTTAAGATACTGATTGTACATTCTCCGTATCACCGTCTCACCGACGCCGTTGGGGCGGGCATTGTCACGCTTAATACATTCCTCTAGCGGTGTATCAAACTCCTTTATCTCAAAGTCGGCGTTGTGGCTTTCAGCTAACCCCTTAAAATATCGCTCGTGAGTTGGGTTCAGATTAGTATCATCCACCACTACGTTCTTTTTCTGGTCTAGCGATAATTCGACAAGCGTTCGCTCACACACAATTATTTTCCTTTCTCGCCCAGATGACCACTTACCACCATTTAGCATGTTGCGCAAATCATCTTTATTCACCCGTATCCAATTTCCGTCATTTCTGACAAGCTCCTTGGCAAAGGTGGTTTTACCAGAGGCGGGTAAGCCTTTTAGTAGTAAGAGTTTCATTTCACTCCTCCTTTCGGTTTAATAGCTTGCCACATCATCTGTGGTACGTCTTTGCCTGAACGATAAGCTAAAACGTAACTCTTATGGTTTCTAATAAATGGGTTCGGGCAGGTAGCTACCTCCTTGTTAGTCATATCCCTACAATAGAGGATAGCCATGGCGACATCAGATGATAAATCGTGATATTTCCCCTTTAGCTGCTCCTCTGTCCTATCCAGCCAGTTGATAAACTCTTCAGGCACACAAAGACGGTCTATCTCTTGCCCGATGGACAACGCTTCCCAAACCCTTTTTGGCGTCAAGTCGGTCACGAGGCGGTGCAATCTCAGGTACTCGTCGGTCTTGAACTTCAACCGATAATAAGTAAAGTTGGCTACCACGCCTTCATGTAAGCCGTGAGCATTGAGGCTGTTGACGTCATCAAGAACCCTAACATCATAAGTGAGTGGCTTGGTAAACTTGATGAACCGTCGGTCGTTTAGGTCTAATTCGACGCCACTGTCGTTTTTTATGACACAAAACAGAACAAGCTCGGTGTCCCTGTAAGGAACTACTATCTTGTTCTTAGGTGACACAAGCTCAAAGTGATAAGTTAGTCCAGGCTCGAACTGCCATAGTCTACGCTTGTCTTCCAAAAGCTTATTTGCCATCTTGACCTGCTCACTGTCAAAGCTACCTTTTGAGGTAACAACTAGCCCATACTCTTGGTCGTTGGTCACTTTTATCAGTGAGCCGTCTAGTTTCTCCTGAATTGTCGGGCGGACAATTTTATAATGTTCTGCCATGGCAATTCCGTCGGGCTCGTTATAGTTAAAGAACTTTGGCAAACAACGCTGAATAAGTCTGCCTTTATCGTCGTAGACAATTCCTCTAGCGGCTAAGGTTGCGTAATTCCAAAAGCGGTTTATCTGGGTGTGAACAGTGTAAACGTAAACGTTCAAGCCACGCTCATCATCACGACGGCATTTGACTAGGTTTCTTTTGACATAGTCGTCCAAGGTTGCTTTTTTCGGAACTTCATTTCTTACACATATCATCGCTGTCACCCCCCCCCTTTACGCCTAGCACGGTGAGCCACTCTTTGCGATGCTTCTCAATAGACGCTCTAGCGTCGTCTTCGGTGGCAAAGCAGGCGGGAACGCCGAAGTTCAGCGTGCTAGTATAGTCCGTAGTAAGAGCACTGCTACAGTGGTCGTGCACGACAAAATGTTTACACTCGCCTCTATCACTCCAGTCGGGCGCAAAACCCTTGGCGTCATCCTTGATAGTCTGCAAGGCAACCATGTAGTTTCGCCATCGCTTTGCTTCTTCTCCGGTCTTAAAATAGTTACCTATTTTATAGAGGCTATTATCAGTATTGTCGTTATATTCCCCATACGTTGCCAGTGAGCCATCACTATCGACGCAATAGTAGTCACCGCCCCTGTCGGCTCGCCAACGCTTGTATTCATCGCCTACTTCCTCAAAATACTCGCCAAACCAATCGGCTTTAGTACTGAGGGTCGCAACAATACACCCATCGTCAGCTTTTAGTTCCGCAAACCCATCCTCGTTAGTCTCGCAGATAGTGCCGGCTTTGACGCCAAGCCAATTCTTTAGCAACCTATACTTTGCCATGATATTGCTCCTTTCTAATCGTTCTCTTTCTTGTCAGAATGCTTATCCGCGAGCTCCAGTGCCTCCTTAAGCAACTCTGCTACTATGTCTGCAGTTTTAGTTAGGTCATCAAGGCACTTGGTCAGCCAGTCAAGCCTCTCTTCTGCCTGTGCCTTCTCGCCAGCAGTAATGGAGTTTTTAAGCGCATGTAGCGTCGTGTATCAGTAGTCTTTGTCCATGTTATAGACTCGCATTATGCCCGCATAGACATCTTTATCCTTGTCCTTGTCCATCATTCCCCTTTCGTATACAATAACGATGTTGCTCTACCATGCTGTAGATGCAATTCATGGCGTGTCTTCCTTTCTTAGGCACGCCTTGTTTTTTACTCTTTGACACTCCTCAGGCTATCTTTCAGCTTCTTAATCGTCGTCGGTTCACCTGCGTTATAGCACTGGTGATTGACCGACCACCGCCCGCCCAAGCTTTCACACTGGGCTTGGTCTTCATCGGGTAGGGTGGCGCTATGAATGACGCCACGGACGAAGAGTGCTGATATAGCACCTAGCAATACCACTAAACACGCCAAAATTGTTGTAAACGCAATATTTACCTCAGTGCTAGTCGCACACTTATTACTTTTCATTGTTTACTCCTTTCTTATTACTTAAATCTTTACACTGAGCGCAACAACCGTCTATCTTCTTTTGCCTCTCTCTTAGAGCATCGCCGAGACGGGTCACCGACGCACCATCACAGATAAAATGAGGCACATTGTTGTCAATCTTCATCGCTTATCTCCTTTTCTAAACCGTAATGCTTCATCATATAACTAGCTATCTGTTTAGCCCCGTGATAGCCACCTCTAGCTAAGGCGGGAATTACTTCGTGTAGGGCATAGACCTTATCGCTCTTCTGAGTTACAACAAGTTCTTTATTGCTCGATCCACGCTCAATCCGAGCGATACGCCAAGCCCCGCCTCCTACCCGGTAGACAAACGTGCCATATCGATGGTCGCTACTATCATCGATGTAACGAATAGCTGAGACGTCAGAATACTCAACAACGTCTATGTCTGTCCGGATGAGCCACGTCGTTCGCAAGTGCTCAATATACGTAGTCTCAGCACCAAGGTTATGAATTATCATCACTCGACTGCTTCTTCTGAACCTGCTCAAACGCATCTATGAGGCTGTCTAGCTTGTCAATCTCAGACTTGATACTAATCTTAGTCGTAAGTTGAATGGTCTTACTAGACTCGATTGCTGCGTTGTAGATATAGTCGGCATGAGTCTTCATTTCATTGCCTAGCACAAGTATCCCCTCGTTAAAACCAGTCGACGCATCGTCATACTGCTCGATAGCCGCCTCGACCATCGCGCAGACAGTCATGACCGCCTTAGTAAATTGACTTAAGTTTACCGTTATCGTTGCTGTTCTGGTAATTTCTTCACTCATTGTTGTCCTCCTTACACTGGGCGCAACAACCGTCTATCTTCTTTTGCCTCTCTCTTAACGCATCATCAGTTATGAAGAAGGCATGGGCAACTAACCCGTAAATGAGTGCCAGCGCAAGTGTCGCCATACAGGCATTGCCCATAAACTCCATGAGGTCAAATTGTCTTTTAGTCTTGGTCATCGCCATCCTTCTTCACGCCTAAATACGTCAGCCAGTCGCTTCGATAGTATCTGATGCTTTTCTCGGCAGTATATTCACTGAGAAAATATAACCTTTTGTCAAAGACGTCATCTCCAACGTTATGACACTCCACCGTATGTAGTTCGCCATTAGTCTTATCAAACGCAACACCATAGTAGACAGCGTCTTCACCTACACCGACTGAGTTCATGAACTCAGCCCCGCTATCAATTAGCCTCTGACGGGCTTTGAGCCAACTGCGCATATCTTTGGCTTCTTCCTTTGTCTTAAAACAATTGCCCATAGCAACTTTGCTCTCATCACCTTTATGAGCAGGGCAAAATGAGGTAGTATCGATATTTCCGTAGTTATGTATGTAGTAGTACTCCTCGCCACGCTTCGGCCTCCACCTCTTCTGATAAGCAAACTCCAAGAGGTCCGCTGGTATTTTAGCCGTCACGTCAGCATTTATTTTCAGCGCATACGCACCGTCGTTGTTATCGATGAACTCAGCTCCCTTATCAAACGGCTCCCAATCTTCCTTTAATCTATATACAGTTATATTATCGCTCTTCATCATCCACTCCTTTCTTATTTAGACTTCTTCTGAACCTGCTCATACGCATCGATGAGGTTATCCAGCTTGTCAATTTCAGACTTAATCCTAATCTTAGTTGTAAGCGAGACGTCATCACTGAACTCGATTGCCACATTGTAGATATGGCCGGCATGAACTTTCATTTCATTGCCTAGCGCAAGTATCTCATCGTTAAAACTTGTCGATGTATCGTCATGTCGCTCGATAACCGCTTCAATCATTGCACAGACAGCCGCAACCGCTTTTGCAAGCTGTCCCAAGTCTACACACGCTGTTGTTGTAGCAATAACCTCTTCATCAATCATTGTTGTCCTCCTTTCATTCCTTTAATAAAAAACAACCATCGCTTCTTGCCCTGTTTATCGCCAAAGGCTGGGCTATAGGGCAATGCCTTTAGAAGTTTAGCCGTCGATATGTCACCCTCGCTCCACTTCATAGCTACAACACAACCGGGCTTAACCACACGTATACATTCGCTCAAGCCTGCGCTCAATGTCTCTTGCCAATTGTCCTTATCGAGCTTGCCATACTTCTTCGCCAGCCAACTGTTCTTCCCGCAATTTATGAGGTGAGGCGGGTCAAAAACCACGAAGCTAAAGCTATCGTCCAAAAACGGCATACAGGTAAAGTCCAGTATCACATCCGGAGTAATGTCCAGAGACCTAAGCTTGCCCCGATCGGTCATAGAGACGGACTCTTGACGCACATCGCCACATATGACGAGCGGATGATGCTTGTCGAAGTAAAACATCTTGCCACCGCAACACGGATCAAGAATTGACTTTTTATTCACTTCTCTCCTTTCTCGCTCGGCGCAGTCTCATCGACATATCGCCATAAGTCTTTATACATATCTCTAGTGGCAATTACATAACTTTCTAGCTTATCGGCGATATCAGTGACGGCACTCTCGCTTAAGCCACCGTTGTGCAACACGCCCATAAGCGCAAAGATAACCTCCATATCTAAGTCGAAGTTATGCTTCGACTCCAGAAGTTTTTCGTGCGTCAGCTTACTCATTACTATCTCCTTAAGTTAAATTACTTTTTCTCATATTCGTCTCGCATAAAGTTTTCAAACTCTAATGCTTCTATCAAGTCGTCCGTGTCGTCGTGAGGTCTTGTATCGTTGAATATCTTATGACGACGCTCGACCTCACACTTAGTCTGTCTAGCCTTGCCGTTAAATCGCTTCAAAGTAAATCTTGAACCTAGATAATCGGCTACCAGTGACAGCTTGCTTAGCCTGAGCTTTTTGAATGGCTGGGCTAGCTTTCTTAGTACTTTTACCCGTAATCCCTCCTCTTTAGAAAAACCGCTACACATACATTATCCTATGAGTAATGCTCCAAAAGCATGTATTGCTAGTTGTAAGAATAATAGAAGTACTATCCCTAAGCCTATCGCAATGCTTTTATCGTTATGGTCGTCGATAATCTCTCGCTCAATTATCACTCGACCGTTGCGCCAGTGATACTTACGCTGGCTTGCTTCGTTCATGTTGTCCTCCTTTCTTTGACACTATTAGTATCTCATAGTGCTTATAGAAAGTCAAGTGGTATGCCTAATCTACAACGCCTTGAAAATATCGGATAAGACGTCTAGCTTCGGGCTTGCCGTCAGCGTATGAGGTTGCAATATCGTTAGCCTCCTCGTCAGATCTGGCTACGACTATCGCATACCCATAACTGTCAGCCAGCGTACTGCTTAGCAAAGATAGCTCTCTTAGACGGTTAGTTGCCCAACGCCCATCAGCCTTGCGATAATGAGACTTCATGCTGATCGTTACAACTATCAGCCCCTTGTAGCCTAAGTTACCCCACGGATAGAGAGTAAACTTCTCGCTCCTCTTGCAGGCCATGTATAACCCACCGCACGATATAGACTTTAAGCGCATACTATCCATCGTCACGCGCTTGCACATCCTTAAACTCACAGTAAGCCTGCCAATACAGATCACTCTGTTTTGAGTCGGTGATGTAGTCTAGCAAAGCATCAGCAAGGATGTTGTATAAATTGTTACTAACATACTCACTTGGCTCATAAGCACCGTCTGTAGTGTCGACTTCTTCGATAATCTCGTCCATATATATATCAGCCAGGTCGCCGGCTGAGTATCCAGCCGCAATATTCGCATCAGACAAATCATCCACGCTAACGCCCTTGCCGTAAGCTGTATCTACGACGTCGTATGCTATGTCATGTGCATGCTCGCTAATGTATTCTTTGACAATCCGACGCCAATTTATTAGCAGAGTCCAAAGTGGTCGTTTATTTTTATCCTTGACGCTACCACGCTTGCTGATCCGATCGCCTTTAGCACCTGCGCTTCTAGCCACTTCACGGTCAGCATAAAAACCGCCCGTACGACCGTTCTGACCGCCAACCTTACCGATCCGACTGTAATAATCATTGCCGTACCGTTTCTTCATTGTGTTAGATGCTTTCTTGGCACCTATTTTAGTTCCCGCCATTAGAATATCTCCTTAGCTCGCTCCAGCGTTTCTTCAATCTTTTTGCCTGCTCGTTGCTTTCTACAGACTGCATTGCTCGCCATATTTTTTCCCTCTGCCTCAATGTCGCCTCTCTCTCCGCCAGATAACTCGCCAGACAATGAGCTAGATACATCCGGTTCTTCGGGCAGTACGGGCAACTCTGGTAGATCGGGTAATTCCGCACCCGCCTCGCCATCTTCTTCCGGGTAGTATTGTCTGATCCCGTCATCAGCTCCAATCGCCTTAATATCATCATCGTCTAGCAAGCCCTCCTCTTTTGTCTTATTCTTAGCAATATCATTCAATTGCTCCAAAATATTGTCAATCTGCTTCAACGCTCGGTCTCGCACTTGGGCTAATGTCTCAATATCATCAGTGATATCTTCACGCTTCACGGTGATGATGTGCAGTGCTAACTCATCAATTACTACTCTTGGGTCAAACAAGACAAAATAAAGTACTTTAGCACTTGGGCAATTCAGAAAACTATCAGCTACTTGCCAGCGATACTCTTCATCGACGACCCCTTCAAAGACCATCTTCAAGTGATTAGCCGTTGATAGACATTTAATCTCCATCAACCAAGTCGGGTTATCGACGTGCTCAAAGTTATCAGGTGACGACATGGCGTATTCTGATACTTCAGATTGAAAAACATAGCCGTTATATTCGCCGTGCTTCAGCCCAAGTTTCTTAACTGCCAGCTTACAAGCTGTATGCTCAAGCCTTATTCCTCTCTCTCGGGGTGGCTCGCCATCATCGCCGACAGCGATCCGTTCAGCAACAATTTTCCATAAAGCCTGGTTAGGCTTGTCATTGAAAACACCATATTGCTCTTTATCCACTTTGCTTCTGGTCTTACCATACAGCTTGCCAATCGACGTCCCCGTAATTTTGCCTCGTCTAAACTCCATCCAAGCATCACGCTCGGTATCTTGCGATATCGGTATTATTTTAACCATTGTATCCTTCTTCACAACTGTTAAATATCAGCTCCAATTCTTCTTCAGATATCTGACTCTCATCAGTAACAATCTCTGCTTCTTCTATGTGTTCAGTCTTTCCATCCTCCTCTTTCTTTAAGTTATTTTTCATCTCAGCCCGCTTAGCTTGAAAATCAGCACCTTCATGGTTGTTATCTGGATTATCGACGTATTTTCCGTCGACTTTCTGATCATCTCGGATCGCCATCGATAGCTTTGGCGATATCGGTCCAAACTTACTCAGCAACAGCTTCAATACAGTTTTCTTAGCCATCGACTCAAAATCGGTATGCCAGAGACTGCTTTTTGGATACTTACCGCCAAAGCTTTTTGAAAACTTCTTGGCGTGATCATACAATTGTTCGTTAGTCATGTATAACATTTTCTCAAAACCGTTGTTCAGCCTAAAGAACGCTACATAACCAATCGTCTTTAACTTTTCACGTGCAATCTCGTCCATCTCCCAGTCAAAATCAAACTCACCTGTTAGCCGATCCCTGCTGGTCAACTCACCTTCTTTAACGTCGCTGGCGTTCACTCGTGAATAAGCACCCGACGCCAAAGCCAGCTGCATCAACCCCTTATAGCCGATCTGGAATTGGCATCGATATCCAGCCTCACCTTTTTTATACGGCACTAAAAATGCTAAGCCGAGATTGCTATTCAGCGACAGTCCGATCGTATTAGCGATCAGGCCGGCTGACGTTACTGACGCGGGCGGACACTCCTGTAACTTTGGATTGCTTTTGTAAACGTCCATTAGCTCAGCAGCAAAGCTCCTCATTTCACTTTCGGATAGCCTCTCCAATAAGCGTTGCTGGATTGCGTTTTGGCGCAAGTACTTGTCGAGAGGCACGACAGCGTTGTTGTTAGTACTCATCGTCGTCATCTAACCTTTGTGCTACAAAGCACTTCTTCAGATCTGCGCTGTTGATAAACCTCAGACTACAAGACCTGTTGTAGATATCCTCTAGCTCACTCATATCGTGGATCTGATAGTTTAACTTCTTCATCCGATCGATATCAGCCTCAGTCTCACAGATGTAAATCTTATGGCAACCATCATAGGCTACTGCCAATCCCTTGATCTCGTTACCGTTGTCGTCGTTCATGTTGTCCTCCTTTCTTTGACATTATTATTGTCTCATAGTGCTTTGAATATGTCAAGCGGTATACTTATGCGATCATGACTTTATTTACAACGTAATGTGGATAACTCATAGATATGGGTGACGCTGAGCATAGATGCTATCTAACCTAGCGTCTTCATAGACGCTGACCGGCTCTGATCCTTCTGAAAATGTGACTTTGCCATCCTCGATCTTTGCTACCGCTCGCCAGGCTAGCCAAGCACCAGCTGTGGTCTCATACAGCTTGATATAGCTCGGATTGCTTAAAAATGGGCTTCTAAGATCTACCTTCTTGAAAAACTTTTTTCGCCAGCTCCACAGCGCAACTGGTTCTTTCATACTAAACATAGACTAAGTTCCCTTCTTCATCGCTTCGCGCTTCTCTACCAAATTCGTCATATTTTGGATGTCTAATTCTCTCTTCCCGCTCCTCATCTTCTTCTTTCTGCTTTCTCTCCCACCAGGTCAGCTTCTTTTCGGCTCTAGGCGTCATATTCGCCAACCGTTCGACAATCTCGGCTGAACGGCAGATGTAGTCGATATCCGCCTGCCAGCCACGGTCATTGTCGCCACGGTAGAAGTAGTCCTGACTGGCGTTCTGGATAGCCAGCTCCAGTTGCTCTTTACCGCAATCCTTCAAACGACGCCTAATCTTCACTTGCCGACCGGGCGTCAATTTGCGCCCTGAAAGCCCAAAACAGCTAAGCCATAAATTGAAGATATTGTCAACCTCTTCTTTTTCATCATTTTTAACTTTTTGGACAGCCACTGCCCCCCTAAGGGGGGTAAGGGGGGTTATATCTTTATTATCTTCTTTATTATTATATATATATGTATCGTTTTGAGAAATCGCAGATTCTGCGATTGTTGGTTGCATATTCTGCGATTGTTTCGGGCAAAAAGAAATGTCATTTTTTGTAATTCTTCTCACTTGACAATCTTTCTCGATAATGTCGTCGCATACTTCATAAACTACCCTATTGTTGCTATAGCCGACCTTCTTAAAGTAGCCTAGCTTGATAAACTTAGCCCTCGCCTTTTCAACTACCGACTCGCTTATGCCCAAGAACGATGCTGTCTTCTCGACCGACTCGTAATAGCGATGATTACCGAAACTCATCGCCCTAGCCAATACCACCTTCTCGGCTAAGCTGAACTTATCACACGCAAAAAGCGATTGTGGCGTTAATAGATAGTTTTGCTTATTTTTGCTTGGCATGTTCTCCCTCCTTATTCCTTATTCTTTACCACAGCCCGCACTTAAAAATGGCAGAATACGTTCGTACCCGCCCCCTTCTTTCAATTAACTTCAAATAGCCATCTTCCTCAAGCCGACGCCACGCCTCTTTCACGGTGCTGACGCCTAAATAAAGAAAGCTAGCGACTTGCTCAGCCGTCTCGCTAATCTGGTCGTGTTGACAGTAGTAGAAGTAAACTATCTTCTGGTTACTGGTCATGCTATTGTCATAAAGAATTGTAGAGTCAAAAGTGTCAACATGAAACCTTGACTTCTCACCTACATCTGGTACAATAAAACCAGGTGTGTTGTTATCTGCAGTCATAATAACCTCCTTTAGTTTTAACTAACTGCTAAACTAGATTATACCCTCTTTTTTATAAGAGGGTATAATTTTTACTCATTATCTGTAGTACAGATAATCCGATGCGCCAAGCCTAGCCTCGATAGCCAACTTCTCAACAATCTCGTAAGCTACCCAGCTCATGTCTCGAATTATAAGAGAGTCTTTGCTTTCAAACCAGCCTAAACCGACTGCTTCGTAAATGATATCGTGCATAGTCAGCTTTAACGTGTCCAATACAGCATCAACTACCTCTTTAGAGATATCTTGCAACTCACCCGTTGCTTTTATGCCGGGATTCTTATCCCAGTCTTTATCCTCAACAGCTACTTTCTCGACACGTTTAAGAATATCTTGTCTAGTCTGATATAGCTTGTGACTAAAGAAAACTTTAGTCATAGCATTCTTGACCATCTCTTTACGAACAATCGCGTATTCGTCTGATAGCGCATGTCTTGGATCTTGATACATCAGATAGAAGACGCCAAGCTCAACATCATAATCGTTCATAAATGCACTACTGTTGTTACGCTTGCGCCATACTTTGACAGCAATTCTTCGCTTGTCAAGACAATCGAGTAGCATCTGATAAAACTCTTCTCTATTCTGCTTTGTATCTCTAATATCAAAAAGTTGCCAAATCTCTTCTACATCAGGATCATCAGCTAAATAGTATTTGATAATCGCTACGTCGCTGATATAGCACGCATTTCTGTCCAGATAATGACCGATAATCCTATTCTCGATCGCCATCTGCTTCTTAATATTGCTGCTCAGATAGCTTCTGATAGCTTTCTTAATATCTACTACTTCTGTCATGCTGTCCTCCTTATTAACTTGACACTATTATAGTAGCAAAGTGCTTATTGAAAAGCAAGACTTAAGCACTATAATAACGATGTAATAAAAACATAAACTGTGGATAACTCATATTGACCTGCTGGGCGATCTGCGCTACTATACTGTCATAAGCACTAGCGTCGGTCATGTTGTCCTCAAGCTTCATATCTCGTTGCTAGTGCTTTTTATATTGACAAAACTACAATCAATGCTCCCATATAAAAACAGCTTGACCAGCCGATCAGCTACTTTCTCTGTTAGAATAATTCTATAAACGAAAGGAAGGTTTATGGCAAATGTACGAAATGTATTAAATAACAGTGATATTCACGCCGTGTCAGATGTGCAGCAGGAGGTTCTAGGCAAGTTCGCCCGCACCGCTGACGGTCGAGTCTATCGCTACAGTAGAATTGGCGGCGATGTCGTTCCTGGCGACAAGGTGATCGCTCAAAAAAGTAACAAGAGCGGCAATGCTGAAGCAGCTTCGGCAGGCATGTCGACCATAAAGATAGCTGCGACTTTTACCGCTGATGAGGTGGTCAAGTTCACTGATGCGATCGCAACAATCGCTAACGTGCAGTATCTGGTTCAGGGCGTGAACACCAACGGCTATATCAGCCTGGCTGACGCTCTTGACTTTGATGTCGCGGCTAACACCCCGGTCTCTATTGACAGCAGTGTTTTCAATGGTGTGGTAAAGGGCGCAACCGGTAACGAGGCTCTTGGCGTTATGGAAGTCAAAGCTAAAGCCGGCGATTACACCTGGATTAGAGAAGGTGGTGGAAAAATAGCTTAGCCGATCACTCTGATCAACCTAAATGACGCTTGCAATATAGCGTCATTTTTAGTAAAATAACAGTAGTAATTATGACTGAAAAGGGGGATAAATTGTTAGAACCGACGCCTGGCTATACTTTAGTGGAACTGCCGTCCACAAGCGACGCAGGCTTGACACTTTCTCGTGAAAAGTATGAGCAGATCACAGAAGGTACTCTCATTAAAAGCTCTGGCAAGGATGCTATTACTCGCCCACAAGGCACAACAGTTTATTTTCAGCCACACCAATCGGGCGAGCCGATCGTAATTAACGACAAGCGTTACGTCTTTATTCAGAACAATAAAATAATGGGCTATAAATTAAATTAAGAAAGGTGTACGATGCCAAAAACTAATTTAGTGCGAAATGTAGTAACAGGCGACGACTTGACGTCTAAGATAAAGAGTGGTCTGACTAAGATATACGATACAGCTATCTGTGCTTTTGGGGCTAATTCAGGTAATGTCTTAATTGAAAATCGATATGGTGAGCCGACCGTCTCGCACGACGGAATTACTAATATAGCCAGTTTACAAGTGTCCGATTCAATTGAAAACGCCGCTATATCAATCGCTCGTCAGGCTAGTGCCAAAACAGATCTGAAAGCTGGCGATGGCACTACTTTAACAGTAGTCTTGACTAAACTTGCTTACGACAACTATCGCCCTCTTTCAAAAGACATCTCACCACGTGAATTGAACAGCATGATTGATCATGACACTTTCGATGTTCTAAAGAGACTTGACGCAGTTACTATTAAACCGTCTGATCTGACTGATAAAGATTATTACAATATTGCCTTGACGGCGACAGGCGATGAGCGATTTGCTCAAGCCGTCGACTTAGCCGTTACTAATTCTGATGGCGGTGCTATCACCGTATCTGAACAAGAACTGCCTCAGATTGACGTTGATATTGTAGAGGGCTTTGCTTTCAGTCAAGGATTAACAACTATCGCTTTAGCTAATGACTTGACCTCTTTCAAGAGCTATTACGATAATCCTCTCATAATAGTTTTGCCCAAAACTGTCAAGACTGACAGTGATATCATTCCGATCCTCGAGCGGGCGATTAAACTTAAGCCTGGTCAAGGAATAATTCTCATCGCTGATGTCATTGGTCAAGCACTTGAAACAATCGTCTCTAATAAACTAGCTGGCAAACTTGACGTCTCGATTATTGCTCCGCCTTTCAAAAATCGTGACGAGTTCTTGCAAGACGTCGCAAAATATTCTAACTGTAAACCATTTACTCTATCGCCTGAACAATTTTCAGAAGAATATCTAGGCACGGTTGAAAATGCTCAAGTCACAAGCACTGAAACTGTTCTAAATGGCTCGCTAAATCAAGACCTTGACAGCTATATTAAAAAGCTACCTGAAGACCGTCAAAAGCGTCTAAAATCTAAAACAGTTAAAATCTCTGTCGGAGCTAATACTTTAGCTGAACGACATGAAGCTAAATTAAGAATAGATGATGGCGTCTGTGCTGTTCTTTCAGCTAAAAATCATGGCGCACTTTACGGCGCAGGCACAGCACTCAGGGATATTGCACTCACTTCTCAAAGCTTAAATTATCTGAAAGATATCTACAGCCTGATCACCTCTGATGATTGCACCACACCAAAACAAGGCTTAGATCTAACAACTGATGAGATTAAGGATATGAGAGAAGCAGGCGTTCTAGATAGTGCCTTGGCTATTAAAGAAGCAGTAGCTAATTCAGCTAGTGCGGTCAAGCAGTTGCTCAGCATTAAAGTAGCATTACCTTTTGAAAAGGACTTGGATTAAAATGATAGAAGCCATATCATTCATCGCTATCGTCATACTACAGATAGTAGTAGCTGTTAAAGTTCACTATCTGGACATGGATATCCGTAATGCCACCAAACGATTAGATGACTTAAACGAGAGAGCTATTAGAGTTCTAGTGCCGGGCTATGGCGTCACGGGCAAAGTGACCGATCCGTTCAAGGGCGCTAATCAATTACCTCTCAGAAAAGTATCGGGCGTAGTCGGCACTAAAACACCCGCTCAGATTAGAGCAGAACATTCACGTGAAATAGAAAAGGGGGCAGGCTATGGCTGGGTGGACAATAACGCTAGATAACAAGCTGATTGCACGTGATGAAAAGCAGTCTATATCTAACTCATCTAATACAACCATAAGCGCCATTAGTCAAGATAACCAACTAACTAACGAGGCGATTGCTCACGCTCATGAACTAATTCAGCCTCATAATCCTGATGGCTCGCCAAATCAAGACTTCATCGATTATTATCCCGAAAGTGCTAAAGATTACGGTTTTATACCGAAAGAAAACGCCCCCTCTACTACTGTAGAAGAGGCGTCTGAACTAGATGAGACTAGTTGAACTTAGCTAGTGCACATCCAAACGATATGATGAAGATTAGGCTTAAAATCACTAGTAAACCGACAGAAACCGCAAGCTTTGACAATTCTATAATTCTCTGTTCTTGTAATCTTCTGTAAACTGATGCTCTCATAATTCGTCCTTTCTTATTTATCAAAATACCACTTTTCAATATCAGAAACATCGACACCCTGCTCTTTAGCTTTGCTAAAAATTGTCTCAGTTCGCTGATGATTGCTGATGCCTTTGACGCCCAAAGCCCTCATTTTCTCGATAAGCTCAGCACGCTTATTCATCTTATCATTGAACTTTTTCGCACTCGCAATCAACTCATCTGCAACTTCTTCGATTGTTTTGAGAATTGACTTTGGACACCAAAGCCAGACTTTTCCGTAATCAGTAGTGAATTCGATATCAACAGCTTTCTCTGTCTCTTTGACCGCTTTCCCACAGCCTTCAACGCTGACTGCGTACGCTTGGTTCTGTGAAAGATTTTTGTTGATAAACCATTTTGGCAAAATAAACTCGCCGGCTGAATACGAAACTGTTACGTTCGTGGCGTGTGCTTCTTGAAAAGCGATATCTTTAACTATAGCTGTAGTTGTCATGTTGTCCTCCTTATTAACTTGACACTATTATAATAGCAAAGTGCTTATTGAAAGTCAAGCATTTTAGCCACATTCATCATTGTAATAACATCATCAGGTTGACGTCATGATAATACGTTATAATACAGACATGAAGACGTTTACTCAGATGAAAACAGAAGTAGCTCAGCTGTGCGGTTTAGATGACAGTTCAGATGAGTTGGTTAAAATAGCTAAAGATATCTGTTCAGGTGCTCAGCTCGTCAATTCTCTGGCTAGACGATATCCTGTAACTAAAACCAAAACAACCGATCTGATTGCTAAACAGGCGTCATATCAACTGAGCGATGACGTTTTGAGAATAACAGCTGTGACAGCTAGAGATAATGAGCTGATTGAGATAAAGAGCACGAGCGAATATCTAGCTGTAAAGCATAACTGGCTAACTTTAGCCTCACAACCGACATACTATTTTGTCAAGACACCACGCCAGATTGAGCTATTGCCACCAAGTGCAGTCAACGTCACTGATGGATTAAAAGTCATTTATGAAGCTAAAGCGACTAGATTACATATCGACGATTACACAGTTAAGGTTAAGCTAGAGGCTAATAGCGATGCTGTCGAGGCTGTGGGTGGCGACAAGTTCAGATCTGATGTGGCTGATAACTGCTATATGATATTCCCAGATGAACGAGCGATTAAAATAGATAGACGACTTGACGATACTCATCTGCTACTACAGAACTACTATGAAGGTGACAGTTCAGATAATACTACTGTTACAATCGGACAAAGCGTCGATATTCCAGAAGAGTATCACGATGCTATCGTTTACTATGCTTGTCAACAGTTTTATCTGATGCGCAAAGATTTGCAGACAGCAGGATATTATAAGCAACTATACGATGAGCTAGTAGAGCGATACAGAACAACATATGGCTTGAAGACGTCAGATGGAGTTATCAATCCATATCCAAGACTGCCTGTCAATGACCCACGAGTATCACCTTGGAGGCTAAATGGCTAGCCGATACGACAATACAGATTTAGTTATCTGTCAGACGTCATTTTATGGCGGGCAGGGCTCGGGCAAGAAAGTTGGCATCAAGAACGCTTACGCAGACAGTGAGTGTCTAGACGCCAGACTAGAGCCAAGTGCTATGACTGTTTTGGCTGAGGCTGATATTATTCGCAAAACTACCGAGCTAGGTCTAGTTACGGGCATGACGCAATCAGCTGATGGCGTCAAGTGGATGATAACTGACCACGGCAAGCTGACTAAAGTAGACAGAGCTAATATAGCGACGGTCATGGCTAACGTTTGGACAGATAGCGTCAGTAGAGCTGATATCGCTTATCAGAATATGAACGATACACTGTATATCACGGCTAACGACAGGCTGTACAGTTTTGACAACGTTATCGGCGATAATCTTGAAAGCATAGTGGTAGTTCATAGCTTAAATTACAGCACGTCTAATACGGTAGCTCAGTTATTAGTCAGGAGCCCGGCCGGCTATTTAACTGGCAATGGTGTGGATAGGTGGTCATTTAAGAGTGGCGGCGCAGGCTCAACAGTAGTTAAGACGTCATTATCTGAACAGGACGATGATAAGTGTGTTTTTATCCCCGATGTCTCACCGATGGCTAAGATAGCGGTACGGGTCAGGTCTCATCCAGCCTCAGGTGAGATGACACTGATTTTACATAATAATGCCAATAAAGAGATAGCTAGAGCCAAGGCGTCGGTTAGCGATATCCAAGCAGACGGCACTATCAACTTTAACTTCACTAAACCGATCGAAATTGTGACTTATAAGACAGGCGGAACTGAATATCATATCCACCTAGTAGCCGATACTAACGATTGGACGGTCGATACATACGAGAGCGGTAAAATGTACGGTCTACACTTCAGATACTATGCTAATGCCCTAAATATCACTAGCAGTGGCTATCACCCGATAATGGCGTATAAAGACGGCACCCTGTTGGTTGGTAATGGTCGATATCTGATGCAGTGGCTACCGACAGGAGCTGAGGCAGAGACGCCAGAGGTAATGCAAGCTAACCGCGTCAGTGCTGTAGATGGCATGGAAATAACCAGCTTGACCAGTTCAGATGAATATATCGTGATGGGCTGCGAAAGGGTTGGCAAGGGTCAATCGAGGGACTTTCAACAAGGCAGCTTATGCTTTTGGGATTGTGTCGCCGACAACGTCAACTTTAGAGTAGATTTGGAAGAGGGCGCACCTCAAAGCTTGTATTCTCATCAGAACATCATCTACATGGTGATAGATAACGGCTTATATGCTTACACTGGCTCAAAAGCTATCGCTAAGATACGAACGCTCACCAGTGACCTAGGCGAGTTTTCAGGTGTAGACAATCAGACAATAGTCTATGACCACGCTATGACTGTGAGGAAAGGGATATTGTTGCTAGCTTATCCAGGCAAGACAACTCTTACAACTAGAGCTGGCGTCTACAGCTATGGCTCATTAGATAAGAACTACCCGAACAGCTACTACTACTCATACGCTTTACCTGGACTGCCCGACAACTGTAATACAGATAAGTATAGTTTTGAGGTGGGTGGTATTTGGAACTTTGGCGAAAACCTCTACATCTCTAATCGTATCCACGACAACGTCAACAACTCTGATACCTGGTATATAACTGTAGTCAATAACTCATCAAAGCCTGCTAAGAAGTTTAAGTACGAGAGTTTGGAATATGACGGTAGTTACCCTTGGAAAGCTAAGGAGCTACTTAGAATGGTGGCTACCTTTGACCCATTACCACAGGGCTGTACTATTAGGCTGAAATACAAGATAAACGGTGGCAACTGGGTATTTAGTGAGGGTAAAGCTAAGGCGGGCGATACAGAACTGTATTTTGAGGTGAACAAGCGATTTAGGGTGCTACAATTTGGCTTGGAGGGCATAAACGACGGTGCTACTAAGCCCGCTAGAATAACCTCAATCGGGATTAACATAAGGAGCTTGCCCGAAGAAGGCAAGATGCATAAATAATGGCAGAACCAGTATATAACCAGAATACTAACGATTTAGTCACCAGCTATTCTCAGACTAAGCCGACCGAGCTTAAAGCTACCTTTGAGGAGATTGGTAATGTCAATGAGCTGGATATTGCTCAACAGACTCAGATAGCACCACGCCAGACTAGAACAGGCGTCACTAGAGGCACTCAGGTGGTGCAAGGCCTCTATCAGGTCAAAGACAATAAGGGCAGGGTGGTAGTGCTGATGGGTTACTCACCAGGAGCTTTCTAGTGCCAACTCTTGAACCAAAGCCGATGCCGTCTACAATGCGACCTAGGCAGGATTACGGTATCAAAATTGCTAAGAAAGGATATGACGCCAGAACAGCTTCAGACGTCAACCTACTCTACTGCTCATCTTTTCCTTGCTTACAGTGGATAACTACTATTGACCAGAATAGCCCCTGGCAGGTATTACAGGACGGTGCTACTACTGAATATGATATACGTAGCGGTGAGATGAGAACTGTCTACAAGTATAAGGCTAGGCTACTACACAATCTAGGCTATCCGCCGATGTTGATTGAGACCGATAAACCTGCCTCATTTGGCGAGCCATATCGAGGCTTTTGGTGGAACGAGAGCTGGATATATCAAGAGATTACCACTTACGACTTAAACATATATAACGAGCATAAGGCTCAGACGCTTAAAGATAGAGCCTTGCTTGTTGCAGCAGATATTAGCCACGATATTGAATACCCTTATTTTGATACGCCCGACACCACTGACTGGGGCGAGACGTATGACTATGGCTTAAAACATATCCTCAGCGATAATCCTAAAGAGACCGACCCGAATAAGCTAGGCTTGAACGCTATGGTGCAGAGCCAGCTGGTACTGGCGGTCAAGGTGGCTACTTTTGATAAGAAAGAGAGTAGCTTCTATCCATTGCCAGGCGGTATGGATTATAACCAGGTAGCAGCCTACTCTTTTATCCAGAATAGTGAGGGCTTATGGCATAGTGCTGGTGTATCTTATCAAGACGCTGGTGGCTATCGAGCTTATACTTTGAACGGGGTCAAAGGATTTAATATCGATGGTCATTTAGTCTATCCTAAGAGTAGCCTGGTG